TGTTTTAGGGGAAGCCGTTTTGGGGCTTCCCCTCCTCCTTGCTGTCTTCTCAGATCTTCTCTGGCCACTCACTGCACCAGTGAGCGCCCTCGCGTTCTTTTGAGGTCAGGTGTTTGCTTTTCCTGACCCCGTGGCGGACGCTGGCCTCCCAGTGGTCCAACCGCCGAGCTATTTTGGTGTCATCCCAGCCACGTGCTCGCAGCCGAGTCTCTAGCTCCGCTCGCGGAGGCTGCACGATGTAGATTTGCCATTCCCAACCTCTCTGGCTGGGCATCAGTGAGACCAGGTCCACATCCAGCTGAGTCGCTATGCCGTAGCGATCACGCCTCAGCAGGATGTGCTCCACGGCACTCGCCACATGACTGGGTCGCTCCACATCTGGTCGGTAGCGAAGTGCCCGGAAACTGCTCTTCTCCACCACCTTGCCCAACATCTCATCTGAATCGAATACCCATTGGTGAGAGCGGCAGTATGTCGTCTTGCCGGCCCCATTGGGAGCCAAGATCAACACCCGCGTGGTAGTGTCTCTGGTCGCCTCCGAGCGCTGGAGTCTTGGCCAGCGGCGCGCATAGACTGCGTCGGCCAGTCTGGGAGCCTTCTCGCCACTTAGTCCAGCTGTGCGGTGCCAGTGTTGGATGGCGGAGTCTTCCCAGTACAGCTCCAAACGCAGTCCCTGAGGTGGCGCCGGTTCCACGTATTTGGCCAGTCGGTTGACAGGCAGGTAGAGCAGGACACGTTTGATACCGCCGAACGCAGCCACTATCGCTGGCGTCAGTCCGATCCGACCGAACACCTCTGGCTCTGTAGTCGGGCGCCGGTCTATGGGGTAGACGTACATCAGGTTCTTCAGCTCATCCTGGTCTGGTTTTGGGGGGCCTGGCACGTCCAGGCCATGCGGGTGCGACTCACGCCGCGGCCACACCCGTCGCACCTCCGCCTCATGCATGTGGGCCGCATGCCGGCTGTACATCTTGCCGAAGCTGGCGGCCACGGCTGTCTTGCGCACCACATCCCATTCCTTCGTCGCTGGCAGTCCCAGTGACCGCTGCTTCTCCTTCACCCAAGCGTTCGTCGCGTGGGTTGGCGCGTCCGGATGCACTTCTAGGGGGCTGACCACCTCAGGCACCGGCTCCCAGTCACCAGGTGTTCCCGCCCACAGAGGGTGCTCTGCGGCACCGGTCCCATGCCGATAGCGCCACCACTCGAGCAGGGTACGCGTGCCATCGGCGTTCTTCAACCGCATCTGGGCATTGAGGGTGGCGGCCGCCAGCCGTCGCCCCACCACCAGCGGCAGACCCCTGGCCACCAGCTCCCACACATTGCTGCTGACCCCTGAGATGATGCTGTCATAGTACACATGCACGTCCTTGTACCAGTTGCCGGATGTGAAGATGGCCAGAGCAGTCCCCAGCGGCCGGGTGGGCAACACAGCAGGCATCGCCAGTCGCATCAGGAACTCATGGGTCTCCCGTGAGCACATCTGCTTAGCAGGCTTGATCGCAAAACCAGCCAAGGAGTGCAAGACCAAGTAGTTAGCGGCCGCCACCCAGTCAGGCAGCACTGAATCTTCATCATCTCCTGTGTAGTTCTTGTGCATGAGGTACTTCCCAGGGTCCACCATCCCCAGGTACTTCTCGATCGTCTTGCTGTAGGCCCCATGCAGCAGAGTGTTGTCGCGAGCCGTGTTTCGGCAACCCGTGAACAGGCCTCCGAAGAAGCGCCAACTGGCGTCCACCTTGGGCACGACTGTGAACTTGGCCGCATGCGCCCACATGCTCCAAAGGGCGGCAGCCGTCTTGTCGGCCCCCCACTCCCGGTCCCCTCCTTTGCGGCACCACGCTGCAGCGAAGCAGAGCTCCATCAGCATCAACGCAGCAGTTGTGTGTTCCCAGTTGTAGTCGGAGTAGTCCAAAGACACCCATCGGGCTTGGGGGGCCATGTCCATTCCTTGCTTGACCCATTCAACCACGTCTGCCGGTGTCTGCTTCGCCCGAATACCCTCGATGTTCATGTACTTCTCGAGGTCCGCACTGCCATACGCACTCAAGATGAAGCACTCGTCGGTTGTCGCATACAGGGCTCGCTGTTTTCCACCTGGTTCGGGTTTTGTCGAGCCGCGGGCCACGTACGACGGCAGCCCTTCCCACATGGTCTCGAAGTCTGCATCAGTCATCGCCTCCAGCACGGCTTTCTTGTTAGCTCGAGCTTGGCCTCCCAACCGCTCGTCTGCAGCACACAGGTCTGCCAGCCGTTTCCGTTCAGACGAGGAACCCGCCGCGCCTCGTTCCCAGCGTAGCCGCCAGAATTCAGAGGCCGTCTCGGGCTCTCGCGCTTCCACAGTGGCGTTGATGGTACCGTCCACATATTCCTTGATGCTGACCGCCAAGTCATTATACCACACCGCCTGGCTCAACATCCCGTTGGCCCCCACTCCCGTGTGTATCGCTTGCTCAGCACACTTCCGGGTGTACTCGTGCTTCCAGTCAGCTTCGTCGTTTGACCGCAGGACGCAGTTCAGCATTTTCCGCAGTTCAAGCACTGCAGACGGGGACACATGCGGCATACCCCGCAGCCGTGGACAGCGGCGTAGCGCCGTGAACCAGTCACGGAGGCACTCGGGCCATGTCGCGAGTGGAATCAAGTGCACCCGCGCCTCCTCAACCAGCCAGTCCACCACGTCGGGTTCCAGGGCACTGAAGAACAGGATCACCGCCCCCACACTCCATTCTGGGTGCCCCACGTTGGCGTTCATCAGCTCACATTCCCAGCGACGCGGTCCACGCCCTAGGGCTTTGAAAGTCGTCGTCAGAGTCAGCTGGATCACGGCGCCTGAACCACCATAACCCTGAGGATGCCGTTCTTTGAGGGCCTCAATTGACATGTCCGGCAAGCTAGCGTCAGCTGCCACCCGTGGGGCCACTGTTTGGGGAGGTGGCCATACTGCCAGTCCAGCAGCTTCGTAGTCTTCAGCTCCCGCCGCACCCCCAAAGTACAGCGCCCGCAGCAGACCACCCCACCGGGTGACGCCGGCACCTGAGGAGTCGCGATCACCGGTTTTCACCATTCGCTCCGCTTCACGCAGGAGGTTGTTGGCCAGCCGATGTGGTCCTACTCCGGGGGGGAGGGTGGGGCCTGCATCCCCCCGGACGGGGGTGACACCGAACCCCACGGCACAAAGGTCGCCGACCTTGGGGGGATCTTCGCTCGCGCGCCGGAGCCCGGCGCTGAGGCCGCTCTCGGGTCCCCCATCAGCACCTGCCCCGTAGGGGGGGGGTAGCAACGGGCACCTTGGCGCTGTTCCACTCCCATCCCCCCGTGGCATTCCACCTCGCGCACTCCCCTCACGGGGCTCGAGCCCACGGGGTACCGGCCAACCGAGCAGCTTCGCGATCGTCGTGGTGGCGTGGATCGCGGTGTGTGCGTACGCGAGGTGCGCTTGCCAAAATCCGACTCCTGCAGAGCCACGGCCACGGGGTCATCCGTCTGTTCTTTTAGCTCCGCCACCGTCTGAGTCTCCGTACCCACCAAACCATCGGTCTCCTGCCCGTGGTGGGCCTTCACCACCCCAGGTGGGGCAGTGCGTTGTTGCGCCATGTTGAGCATCGCCGCCTGACCGGCTTCCGCCAGCTCTTGTTCACGAGCAGCCTGCGCCGCGATCGCCTCCGCCACCTCCTGAGCGGGCACCCCGGCCAGCGCCACATGTGCGGACGCCCGCAGGAAGCCAGCCGCCGGAGTCAGTGGTGCCAGGACCTTGACACGGGTTTCCTCCGCCTCGCCGCTGTCCAGTGAGTCAGACAGTTGGCTGCTTGGTCCACCACTTGGCGCTGCAGGCAGCGTGACTGTTCTGCCACATACGCCCGGCGCAGCTATCGCTGTTGCGGCAGCATCGGCTGGCAGCATGCCCCGAGCTACCGCAGCTGAGGCCGCCAGCTCCACGCTCGCCCGCACATCGCGCTCCAGTGCCCGCTCGGACTCCTCTATGCGGGCTTGAGTGTCCTTGCGATGCAGGAAGGTCTGTGGGCCACTGTACGTCTGGCGTCCTCCGCGCCGCACACCCGGCTCGTCGCTGGAGTACAGGTCGTCCATCGGCAAGTGGTAGTACTCCCGAGGCCCCTCCGCCACCCGCCGGGGGACCAGCTGGTCCACACTGATGCCCGCCAACACTGCGCGCACACGGTTGGACTTGCCAGTCATGGTGCCCCCGGCTTTGACCTGCCTTGTGGTAAGGGGCCCCTCAGCATCAGCTGCCCACGTGAACGAGCGGCTGTCCTCCACCAGCTCCGGCACTGTCAGAGCACTACAGTGAGCCAAAGCTTTGAGGACGTTCGCCAGCTGCACCTGCACCCGCGTCCACACTTCCCGCGAGGATGAGTTGAACGCGAGGCCTTCCATGTAGGCAGCCATCGTGTGGAGGGCACGCGCCACAGCCACTCGTTGACTGCGCTCCACACCTTCAAGGCCCTCGACCACGCGCGTCATGTTTACAGCATCTCGGGCCTCCCGGACACTTCCCATCGCTCCTACAGCCTCTGGGGTCAGCACCGCCCCCCCAATCGCTTGGTAGGTGGTGTAGACGCGCCGCACCCAGGAAAGCGACCCGTCATCCTGGTCGACGGTGAGGTGCCGCGCGTGCGTCGCGACCACCTCATAGGCACTTTCCAGCCCGCCATGTGTCGGCAGGCGCAGTTCAGTTCTCTCTGGCTGAGGGGGAGGCTCAGGCGCTGGCAGGCCGTCCCGCCGCTGCAGTACCTCCAGCGGCTGCCGCTGTCCGCGTGGCCAGAGGGTTGAGGTCCTCCTGGCCAAGGAACTGCTCATGCCCCCAGCTGGATGGGGCCCTCCGTCCCCCGCATCGGGCCGGAGCCGCGTCTGCCCCGGTGGTGGGGGTCCGGGGAAACCAGCGTCCTGGTCGTGTCGCAGCACTCCACCTCCTCCGTGCATCCGCCGCTGAGCGACCATCGTCCGTCGCTGGCGGGCTTCCTCCTGCAGCTCCAGGTGCTCCATGAGTTCTCGTGGTTCTGCCACATACCACTTCCAAGTACCCGCCCCCTTGGGGCCGGAGTACAGGGACAGGGCGCTGCCATCACTCAGCGGTCGGAACATGGCCTGAACCACCATCGTGCCGTATTGGCCTGGCCGCAGGTGGCACCAGTCGGACGGCACTCCCCGACGGTAGCCCGCATACGTTTCTGGGCAGAAGAGTTCCTGCATGAGTGAGTAGCGGCTCGAAGCCACGTACACCCGTTCCACACCGCCGTACACACACAGAGTGGAGAACACTTCCTCGGGGGCGCGCCCGGCCTCCACCGCTCCCACTGAGTACCACTCCAGTGGCTGCATGAGCTGCAGAGATTTGAGCGGCCGCAGGATGCCATGGATAGTGGCATTCGCTGGAAGGCGGTCCAGGAAGATCGCCGCTTCCTCCCACTGATACGCGGTCCGGTGCAGCTGCAGCCACCACACCAGCTGCCGCACCGCGCTCAGGCCGCTGCCACTCCCCATGATCACTCGGCCGGGGTTGCCGTCGACTCCCAGCTTGCTCAGCACTTGCACCGCATGTGCCATCGTGGGGCTGGTCCCTCCCCGCTGCGCGAACATCGCTGTCATGTCCGAGAGTGCCTTCTTCCCCTCTGCGAGCAGGTAGGCCGCTGGGCCCGCAGCCAGGTGCGCGAACTGCCGTACGGCCAACCCCAGGAGGAGTTGTCGCGTGGCACCCCGCACGAACGTCTCCGCCGCAGGTGCGAAGGCATTCGCGCCAGGGTCACTCCCGTCCAGCTCCGAGCCACTGTAGAACGGCAGCGCCAGGTGACTCCAGGTTGAGAAGACTGGCAGGGGGAGCACCACCTTCGCAGTGCCGTAGATGGGGCTTGCCGCTCGGGTGGCCCCGAACCACAGCATCTCCACCGTCGACACGTAGTCGCAGAACAGCCCCCAGCAGTTGATCGGACCGCACCAGCGTCGCGCCAGGCCCTCCACACTTTCCTCCGTTACCACCCGGGCACTGTCTCCGACGGCCTGCGTCGCCGTCGTGTAGCAGGCCACACCTCCCAGTGACGGCATGTAGCTTGCCACACCAGGCAGCTGGCAGTCCCCCTCATACGCAGCCGGCAAGCGCAGCACCAAGTTGCCGGCCGCGGCCGCACGCAGCAGAGCCCAGTCTTCCGCGGCCTCACGGCGCTCGGACTGACACACATACACCACTGGTGCCAGGCCGCCGTGGCGGCATGCCTGCAGCGCTGTCATGTGCGCTGCCGGGCCACTCAACAGGTAGCCCACTGGCACGTCCTCGGCGTCCAGGTTTAGGCGCGGCACGCCATGCAGCTTGGCCCACCGAGTAGCTGCAAACATGACCGCCAGCCGCCATACCAGCCGGTGGGGATGACTCTCCGCCCGCAGCATGGAGCGGAATGAGACCCTGGCCTCAGGTGTGAACGTCTCATTTGGTGGTGGATTGACATACGCGGCACGGAGTGCCGTCATGGCCCGAGCGACTTCCGCTGTCAGCGTCGTGGAGAACAGGCCAGCCACACCGGGGTCAACTCCGATGACCACTCCTTCTGACACGCGGTCCACCTGGAACTGCACGGCAGCCTCACTCACCGCGTGGAGGCGCCCCACCTCCGTCCGTGACGTACCCGCCACTTCGCTTGTGCAGATCAAGTCGTATCGCAGCGACACGCCGTTGCGATCGATCCGGAAGCGTGGCGACTCCATTTCCTTCGGAGGTCGGAGGCTTGGTGCTGTGGCCCAAGCGTCGAGCTTCTTGTGTTCGATCTGTGCCACTGTGTCCACTCCTGCGGGGAGGGGGAACGGCCGGAGGGCACCATCCAGTCCATACCGCGGCACCTGGAGCACGGGCGCCGTCGCCGGTTTCCCCGGAATTCCAAGGAGTCCGGCCTCCACTCGCTGCGTGACCCAACGCCCCACTGGCACAGGGCCAGTGGCCACCTCAGGTGCCAGAGCGTCTGGGTCATCGCCCTCTCTGGGGTCTGCTTGCCCCACACCTTCCACCTCTCCTTCGTCCGCGGCACGTTCGCCCGCGGGCACCTCATGCTGATGAGCAGCATTCGGGTCCATGGGTTCCGCGCCCTGACCTTGGGCCTCGGGGGGGACCCCGAGCTCTCCGCCCGGGGGCCCCAGAGGCGCTTCCCCAAACTCTGGGGGGGGATAGGGGGGAGCCAGCACCTCCACACCCGCTAACCCCACTCCTTGCAGCGGCTCATCGGTTGGCAATCCAACGGATTCAGCCACGCTGGGAGGGGGAGACGGGTCGGGGACTGGGTCCCGATCAGCGTTAGCACCAACAGCAGCAGCCATGTTGTCGTCGGGTACACTGATACAGCAAAGTTCGCCTGCAGCTTTGCTGCTGCTGTTGGTGCTAACGC